AAGGATTTGTTAAGGATATTGTATCCGAATTCCATTTCATCGAAGCAAGTGTGTTTGTTAATGAAATCCAAGAATTCCACTGCACGTTGGTTAACAATTCGACCAGGAATTGGGAAACCATTGAATTGCAATGCAATTTCAGAGAAGTTTATTTCACCACGAGTTACGTTGTAAATAGAAGTGTTAGCAACGTTTGGTTGGCAAGAAGCAAGGATGTATGCTTTTTCAACATTCAAGCCAGTGTTATCAGTTACGATCAATAAGAAATGGAAGATTTCAGATTGGTAACCTTTTGTAAGACCAGCATTGTCTTTACCTGTATATTCAGGATATTTAAGCAAACCATTATAACGTTTGAATTGAGTACGAGGGTCTTTTACACCACGAATGAATAATTCGTTAACCTTAGTAATCAAAGAACCAGAACGTTCGTAATAGTTCATGCTGAAGGAAGTACCACCTTGTTCAGTAGTTTTTGTAATGATGTTGAGATCAGTGATACCATTTGTAAGTTGGTTAGTTTCTGCACTGATATCTTCGATACCTTGAGCACCACGGAATTCATATTCAAGGATATGACGGTAGTTACGGATCAATGTATCATAAGTGTTGTTACGGCTTCTAAGAGCTGTCAAGAATTTAGGGATATCAAGACAGATCAAGAAGGAGTACCCAGTTTCATACAAATCAAATTGTTGAAGATTTGTGAAGTCTGTTACACCACGCATCAATGTATATTTGGTTACATCGCGAGGGTCGAGGGTACTGTCAAAAATATTGCTTACGGTTTCTTTAGACATTATTTATTACCCTCCTATTAATCCAACGCAATAATCTTAAAGATTTCTGTTTGAACGAAATTACGGAATTTAACGTACAAGCAAGCATAGATAATTTTATTGGAATTATACAATGCATTGGATACATATTCGATTTCGAAAGAAGAGAATAAGTGAGAATAACGGTTAACGATCAAATCGTTTACGTCTTTCTTGTACTTAGTTAAATCATCGCCATCAAGGAAGCTATAACGGATCTTAGGACAAAGTTCACGAATAGCTTTGATTACTTGTTGAACTGCAAGAACGTTGTTGATCCAAGATAATTGAGTATAACGAGTTTGAGAAGTATACTCAGAGTTCATAGTCAATACATCACCATTATAGAAAGATAAGTAGTTGATACGCATATCATCTAATTCTTTGAATTGGTCAACGTAAGGAGTATGTTTAGGAGCAAAGTTCAATGTGCCTTCAACATAGGAATCGTTAGGAATAATGATTTCGTATTTTTGACCACAGAATGGACGGTTACGACCATTGATGAAGTGTTTAACAAACAAACGAGTCAAGTCATAAGTAACTGTAACAGGAATTTGTTTCTTAGTATAAGGATCATAAATTTCGTAAGAGTTCATGTATGTTGCACAGTAACGATTCTTAGCGTTTTCATAATCTTTAATACGAAGTTCTTCAATGGAGTTTACGTTAAGACCCATATCACGGAAGTATACGAAGTCTTCACGGAATGCAGCCAATTGTTCAATAGCACGTTTAACTGGTTTTGGATAGTTAGCATCAAAAATACAGTCAATACGGTTATTATCCAAATCATAGATATCATCGGAGTAAGAACCGTCGAAAGCTTTGATCAATTCTGCTTCATATTCTTTAGCGTTAATAGGACGATCACCAAAGGAACCATTGGAACCGTTTTGTAATCTAATACCCATAACGTTGGAAAGGTTTACACCATCAGAAACGTCAACGGATAAGTTGTTGTAGTCACGACCATTCAAATCAGTACCGAACAATACGTCAGCAAATTTGAATTCGTCATCACCAATCAAGTAGCCTACGTTGTTAACGAATGCTTCATATTCTGCATCAAAGAATAAAGCACGAAGTTGTTTAGATTGCATACGGATTGCATTAGACAATGCCATATTTTTATCTCTTTCAACAACGTCAGGATTCATTGTAAAGGAAAGAGTTTCTAATGTAGTGCCATTTTCGATGATGTCGATGAAATAGCGTACATAGGAAACTGGATGAGAGCTAGTAGTGTCAGAATAAATACGGAAGGATTTATTAGAAGCACCACGGCCATTGTCAGCTAATAGGAACAATACATATTCGTCATCTTCGCCGATTTCATGTTTGTGACCGAAATCGTTTTTCAAGATTTTACCGAATTTTTTAATATCGTTACCATCAGAAGCAACAGATTTCAAACGGTAAGTAACTTTAACGAAGTTTTCCAATACAGGAATATTCGCAATACCATTTGTATTAGCATCTGTAGTAAGTCTGTTAGTTGTAGGATTTGTAAACAATGGAAGACCACTGTCGTTTGTTTTTTGTTTCTTTTCGTTCTTAACTTCTGCAACTACACCAATATTTGCAAGAGTAGCATCAGTAGCAACAATACGTTTGAAAGTAACGTAGCCACCAGCATTAATAATATTTGCAGCTTGGATTAAAGGTTGACCATGTTTGGAGTAAGAAGGAGTTTTTCCGTATAAATCAAAGAATTCACTACCGAAAACTTTATGTTTCCATTCTTCAGGACCTTTATCAGCAGAACTTACGACCATAAATATCGGACGGTCAGTGGTATCTTCAGCAATATCCGTAAAGGTACGAATATCAGACTGATCATCGATGATGGTAGTTACACCAGGAGCTGGCATATCGAGTTCCTCCTTTTTCATTAAATAAAAAAGTTATTAATTTTTCGAAAAACTAATAATTTGAAATCATTACAATCAATGATTATTAGTGATTCTATATATATAGAACCTAAGGATTATCATAATTCACTATAATGACTAGGACACATAGCAAAAAATGGCCCCCAGATTTAATATAATGTTATTCTAGAGCCTTCTAGCTTGACTGCTATTCTTGGCCTACTAGAATCTCTTCTAATGGTGTATCTTTAGGATTTTCATTCATCATAGCAGCTAATACGGACTCATCAAAGTCTTCAGAAATTAATGCTGTATATGGAGAAATAAGTCTAGATACATTACGAAGAGACATGGACTTATATGCATTCATATCTTTTGAGCCTGATAAACGGAAAGGTTTAGTTTCATCATTCTTTGCTCTACATACTTCAGAAATTGCAAAGCCAAACATTTGGTTATTGATCCCATATGAAGAACCATTTATTTCCATATTTTCAATAACCAAATCTTGAATATTTTGATATGGGATTGTATTAATTACATAACCAAGCATGAAGAAAAGGTTAAGCATCTTTTCACAGTTACCAACGAATTGAATAACTTTAGTAGACACGATGATTTGATCATCATCTCTATATCTAAGGATACGATAATCTTCTGGATCACTATTGGTAGTAAGTTTAAGTTTCTTAACCTTAGTAACTTCATAAGGTCTAGTAGCAAACATGGATGGGAATCTAAACATTCTTAATCCATCATTCTTACCAGTTTCGATATCTTGAACAGTATAATTGAATATACCCATGATATTGATATAGTCGCCTTCTTGTTCTGCAATATTTCTATCGAAATACTTTTCTGGAACATATGCTACCATTTCTTTTCCTTTAGCTGAGAATAAGATAGATTCTTTCTCTTGCTTGCAAAAATAAGGAAGTTTAGCCATTAATTTTCACTACTTTCTTCTCAAACACTATAGAGAGCTTTAAAATATGGAAGTGCTAGTTTATCTTCTTCAGTAAGATCTTCTGATAAGGATTTCTTAAAAGCAATCTTACCAACTGTTTCTCTTTGATGAGGATCTGCGCCATTATCCATTAAATATTTAGCAATGGCATATTTACCATGCTTTAATGCATTATAGAATGGCCAGTTATCATAACAATCAGCAGTAGCTCCTAATTCCATCATATATTTAACCAAATCTAAAGAAGAGTATTTTACAGCTTCATTAAATGCAGAACCATTTCTAATATTTCCGAAAGATCCACAAGTAGGTTTGATATCATTTTCAATAGCAAAGTCTACTAGTACTTTTAATCTTTCTAATTGGTTAGCATTCACTGCATCTAGCATAAGATCTTCTATTTGGAAAGGTCTATCTAACCCAACATACTTATCATATACAGCAGTTAGTACCTTCTTAACCACTGATAGTTTAGTTTTAGGATTTTGAATAATGGTAGATAAGATAGGTTCATCTAATTCCCCAATATGGAGTAATAAGATAGAACTAATAATATCATCATATGGTTTCTCAAGTATCAATTCCCATAAGAATGGATTATTATAGAACTTTTTGTTCTTGATAATAAATGGTTTCTTGTGTCCAAATTCTTCTGTGTCTATCTCATTTTCAAAAGAAGAATTGTAATTATAATCCTTATAATTGATGCCTTTAGATAAAAGGCTGCTCATAAGAAGGCTATCATTAATTAGTGCTTTTTCACCCAATTTGGTCATCTCCAATCATTAAAAATATCTATTATAAGTAAGTCAAGGAAATAGAAAATCCCCTAAGGAGAACTAACTCCTTAGGGAATGATTGAGTGTTAAGTGTTACTATTAGAATGAACACCAGCTCTGTGTTCCCAATCTTCACTCATATTTGTACCAAAGTCATTGAAATGACGATCTGCAAATAGAATTAAACCATTCTTATACATTACATTTCCATCATTACAACCACATTGGTTTTCATATCCATCAACTGGTACATCAAATTGTTTAATAACTTTAGGCATAGAAGCAGAACTTCTACCAGCATTTTTAGCAATAGGAGTAGTATCAGATTTGGAAGCAGTGATAATACCTTCAGATGTTGTGCCACCAGTAGTTACACCGTTAGAGTATACACCACCTTTAATAACTGCACCTACAATAGTTCTGCCAACTGTAGTTCCTCCAATGATAGTACCACCTATCAAAGTACCTCCAGTAGATATTAAGTTACCAGTAGTTTTACCACCTTCAATAGTAAATTGTTTACCATTGATACAACCAGTAGCAATGCCACCTTCACCAATACCACCCTTTGTAGTACCACCAGTAGTAATATCTCCTACTGTAATACCACCAGTAGTGATCATATCTTCACCAGTGATTGTAGCATTAGTAAGAATACTATCTTTAATAACAGGATTAATGATAGTACCATTAGAAGTCTTACCACCAGATACAATTGTATTGATAGCAATTACATTAGAGATTGTTCCCTTTACTGTCGCTTTAGAAACAATTTCTGTTTTAGGATCTTTCTCCCCATCTACACTACCAGAACGAAGAATGGCATTTAAGATTTGACCTTCTGTAACAGTACCATTTAGAGTATCACCATTGATGACTGTGATATCCATCATACGATCATTCTTACCTTGAGCTAAACCATCGACAGTATGACCATTGATTTTACCATCAATAATAGTACCTTCAATAAGGTTACCATTTTTATCAATGATAGCATTTACAATAACTGCTTCTTTGATAACTTCTGCAGACGTGGTACCATATCTATGAATAGAATTATCAATAGTAGAACTTTGACCAGCAAATTTAGAGTATTCGGATACCCCTCGTAATTGATCTGTTTTGATAACTGTTTTACTAGTAGTATAATCTACAGAACTATCGATTGCTAATTTAAACAATGTAGCATTATTACAATCATAAGTTTTATAGATATCAGTAAGTTTACCAGTTACTTGTTTTAATACGCCGTCTTCCACATATTGGAAAGTATATACTTTTCCAGGTTCTAATTCGATAGTAACATTCATCTTGGCATCGCTATATTTGATAGTAGCGATCAATGTACATTTTTGAGATACATCAACACCAGTAATCATAGAAGGAGTACAACAGCAACAAGATAAATTCAAAGGACCTTCTGCTCTATATAAACCACTCATCTGACCAGGAGTGATATTGGAATTCTTCGTAGTAGTATAATCAGAACAACATCTTCCACCAACTACACCGCCATTATATGCTGGAGTTGGATCAAAGACATGATTAACTTCATAGCAGTCGTTGCTGCTAGAAACTGTATAATGACTATGAGAATTGCAAGATTTGCATTCAGACATTTACTTTACCTCCTTTAAGAAATTTAGTATTATAAAGATGTGAACACACAAGAAGATGGATAAGGGAAATGAATCCCTTATCCAATGGTTTATTGTTCAGTTGGAGTAACTTCGACTTTTGTAGCGTCTTGTAGAGGTAGATCCTTAATAATCTCTATATCCTCTTTAACACCTTCTGCAATAGTTTCTAATTCTTCCTTAGTAGGTGGGTTTATAGCACTGTAAACTAGTACTAATAGTTTGAAGAATTCTCTTACTTGATTAATCACGTCAGGATATTCATCAATTTGAGATTTGGTCATATAAGACCAAATAGAGATATTCTTCATAATCATCATAATGAAGAAGTTTGTATGACTATCAAAAGGAGAAATACCTCTAGCAACTTTAGATAAAACGATAGAGAATAGAGCACCAAAGTCATATTCCTTTTCTGCCCCATTCTTTAATTTAAATCCAAAGTGTACTAATACCGCATCAGTAAGTTCTGGTAAGAATGCATTGAATTCAAAACCAGATCTATTTCTTGCAGTATATAGATCTTCGATAGATCTTCTTAGCCTTACTTCATTATTGTAGATTTTAAGAATATTAGTTTTTAAAGCTTTGATGAAGATAGCTGGATATGCTTGAGAAGTAAAGTTGGCCATTTTATAAGCAAGGTATACTTTATCAATGATCTTCTTAGTCTTTTCTCCATCATTAGCAGCTTCAGCTTTAAGCTCTTCCATCATCTTATCACGTTTATTCAAATCTTTATCTTCATAATAGATATCAAAGATCTTTTGAATATATCTAGCATTTAGCTTTGTATGTTTAAAGAATATAGAACCAGAGATATCATGTTTTCCATTGAATAGAGGTTCGTTCAATTCAGCATCAAGTTCTGCTTCTAATTCTTTAATAGTTGCATTCATTTCATCTGTTTCTTTTTCTAAGATTTCAGATGGTTTTAAGATTGTTTCTTCAGTCATGTTTCCTCCATTATTTTGTCATATTAGCAGCAACTTTAGGATCCAATGTTTCAAAGTAATCTTGTTGCATTTTCAATCTTACTAAGGTAATGATATCACCACGAAGAATTGGATTGTTGATTAATTGGTTATATAAGACAAATAATGGAACACCATTCGTTATTTGAGATAAGAAGATATTAATAATATTAGTATCTACCATACCATATGCATAACCATAAACTGTTGCATCAGGAACTTCCATATTTTTAATATAAGAAAGAACCAATGGAAGGTTAGCTGTAATTACTAATAATGCATTATCTTGACCAAAGATTGCTTTACCATAATTAGAACTCATATCTTTATTCAGTTTCAATTGTTCTAGATTGAAAGTAGAGTAGATATTATCTCTTTCTTCATATAAGAATCTAGAGAAGAAGGAGACTAAATAGTTATTGAAATTAGATACGAAGAAATCATAGATAAACATTGCAGCCAAATATAAATCAGTTTCTTCATTTTCAATAAATTGGAATCCATATTTTTTAGATACTGCAGAGATTGTATCTCTATACATTTCTTTTTCTTTAGCAGAGATCTCTTCTTGATCATATGGATAAGTTGTATAAAGTTGTTGAAAGGTTTGTTTAAATGCTTTGACGATATTAGGTTTTGGCAAAGTATCAAAGCGATTAAACATTTGAGTCAAAGTGTCTTCGACTACATTCATAGCATAGTCGCTATCAAATTGAACAAGAATACTAGCTAATTGGTTATCGGATTGAAGCTCGTATTCTCTGTTATTCATAAGGAAATCTAACATTAGGCGGTACCTCGATTATAACAATTAAAAGTGTACAAAGTTCTTATCTATTTGTAACCATTGCCTTAATTTTTTATATTGAGAATATAGGTATTATGCCATTTGTTGATAGTCTATTTTGTAATGAGTTCTAATAAGCTTATTATTTTCATCTGTTTTAAAGTTAAAATAATTTTTTCCAGTAACCATTTTGAAGAAATAATAGAACTCATTGGTTAGGTTATATCCATACACATTGTTCATATCATTTTGTAGAATATCAGAAACTGCATGGTGGAAACTAATAACCCAGTATTGATTTTCATCAATATTATTAACTGATCCTCTTTTGACATTTAAAAATCCCAAACCTAATAAAATTCTAAATTGAATAAGCTCTAGCAAAGAAGTAGATTCATTTGATTCGAATTCAGTATATAAAGCATCTTCTTCAATATATAATTCTTTTGATTTTGTATCTACGATTATCCCTTTAAAATCACAACAACTATGATTCTCATCGCAGATATTATCAAGATCAAACCTTTTTACAAATATTATATCTTTGAATGATACTCTATATGGCTTAATTAGTTCTGAATTCAATATTACTTCTTTTGCTAGATCGTTTAACTTACCCATTATAATACTTAACTCCTATTATTAACTCTTATTATGTTTTAATTTATCTATTGTAATCCATTATCTTCTTTATTGTTTTCATAATAAAGATCTCGCTCTCCAGCATTCATTAGATTATAAATAGATGACTGACTCATTTCATTTTCGTCTTTATTGAAATCTAAGAAAATGGAAGTTGGAAGAGCGCTATTATTTGATGCCATGGAATATTCATCATCAATAGATACATCATCTGGATTGATCTTATATTTTCTAGCATAAGCTTCTCTTACAACTGGGTTTTGAAGCATTTCCCTTAACAGAGCAGTTTCTTGTTTACGTTGTTTAGTCATATAATCGCCAAACAATGTATTCATGGCTTTTTGCATTTCGCCCATTTGGGCTTGAACTGTAGACCCTCTATCATCATCAGGTCTGTTGATATATTCTATTTCTTGAGTGATATCGGTCATGTTTTCATCGATACTCATATCAAGAACTTCATCTATATCATCTTCTGTTTTGATACTGCCCTTTTCAATACCAAATAATTCTTTTAAGTTCTTGCCTTCATACCATACATAAAGACCAACTAAGTATGAGAATATTTGGTCATCGTGTGTTAAAGCAGAGTGTTCTACTTTACCATTACGTTTTACTTCTAAACCACGCATTTCTTGATAAATACTTGGAGAGATAAATTTATCTTTATGATAATTAACACGTTCTCTAAGTATTTCTATCAATAAGTCACGAACGTTGTTTGTAGATGTAAGGCCATATACTTTAGTCTTACGTTTATTTCTGATAATACGATTCCCATCAGTAGTTTCTTCAAGAACTCTATCTTTAATTTCATAATAGAGGTTTTTCTTTACTGGAGTTTCTAATAGCTTACCAATTACAGATAAGCCGTAACCGTTGTCTTTTGATATTGGCGCAACTCAATATCAGATGGTCAATTCCATCCACCCCCATTACAAGGAGTGACGAGATCATATGTCGTCCCTATTTCCGATATAGGGCCAGGATTTTTCTTCCACCATAAGCTTGTGGTTCTACTCCCCCGCCAGGGGATGATCGTTGAACGTCTATCTATTTTCCAATAGATATTTCGCTGCTAAACTAG